TCTCATTTCACGAAGAGGGCCTGCATGGTTATTAAACAGACAAGAACCAAAAGGAAGGAGAGCCTGCTGTGCCAAACGAATTGAAAAAAGCATACTGCTTAAATTGCGACGAAAAAAGGGCCTATAAAGAAAAAACGACCAGAGAAGAAGTTACCGTCCGCGGCATTACTTTTAGCTATCCAGAGCATACTGCTTACTGTGCAGAATGCGGGAGTGAAGTTTATGTCGCGGAAATAAATGATAAGAATGTCCAGGAGAGGGAGGATGCCTACCGCAAGGCTTCTCGCCTGATTACTGTTTCAGAGATTAAAGAAATCTTGGATAAGTATAAGATCGGAGCGGGCCCGCTTGCACTTGTTATGGGCTTCGGCGAAGTCACTATTACCAGGTATCTGAATGGTCAGATACCGTCCAGAGACCATTCTGATAAACTTTTGGAAGTCAGAGCGTCTCATAGGAAAATGGAAGAGTACCTGGAGGCGGGGAAAGAGCGCATCAGTAATGTCGCTTATAAAAAGTGTCGCGATGAAATTAATAAGTTGATTGACCTTTACGGGAAAAATAAAATTGAGCTTGTTGCCAGGTACATTCTATGCAAGACCATGGATATCACACCTTTAGCACTCCAAAAATTGTTGTACTACGCACAGGCGTTTTACTATGCTTTGTTTGGGGAAGAATTGTTCTTGGATGATTGTCAAGCATGGGCTTATGGTCCAGTATTCCCCGATGTTTATTACCGGTATAAAGAGTATGGGTATGACCCGATTACAAAGCCAACATCTGAGTTTGATGTGGATATCGGAGAACTGACTGTAAAAGAAGTTGAATTGATTGACTCTGTTATGGAGGCGTTCGGCAGATATTCTGGTGAGGTACTCAGCAGCATTACACATAATGAGCTGCCATGGATTGAGGCCCGAGGAGCTTTGCATCCTTACGACCGTAGTGTTACAGTTATTGAACGCGATACCGTTAACGACTATTTTGCGGCGATCGTAAAAAAGTATGATATTACAAACCCGTGTGATATCGTAAAATACAGCCGGGACATGATTACTCAAATCTAATTTGCATCAATTTATATGCTCTGGAAGCGCCTACCTCGTAAGGTTGAGCGCTTCCCTTTTATCGTTGAAACGCAAAACCTGAGACAAACGTGAGACAAAATTTGACGAAAAGCATGGTATAATGATATCGAGGAAGTGGACAATCCTCCTGACCGCTGCGAGCGGTATATGCCAAAGGTCTGCTTCCGATCTCCATGTTTCGATCTCCTTTTGACGGGGGCACCGCTGTCCCGTTACCCCAGCGGCAAACTTAATACATCATGGACGAGCGTAAAAGCCCGTCCATTTTTATATGCAAAGGAGGAAGCGATGGAACTCATCGGCCGCAGAATACCCCAGAGAGATTCAATACGGATATACCCAATTGCCGATGTGCATTTGGGCAGCATCCTACATGATAAAGAGGGCTGGCAAGCATTCTGCCGCCGGGTAGAGCGGGAGGACGCTTATCTCATCCTTGGCGGCGATCTCATCAACAACAATACCCGGAACGCTGTGGGAAGCCCCTTTGAGGATTATATCCGCCCGCGGGAGCAGAAAAAGATGATGGTAGAAATGCTAACGCCCATCAAGGATAAGATACTCTGCGCGGTATCCGGTAACCACGAAGCGAGGACAGCCAAGGACACCGATCAAGACATTATGGGCGATATCATGTGCAAGCTGGACATGGAGGACTACTACGCCGAGGACATAGCATTCCTCAAACTGGAGATTGGGCGCAGGGTAACAAGAGATATCCCTATCACAAGCTATACGATGGCTGTTACCCATGGCTCCGGCGGCGGCATTTACACCGGTGCAACGGTCAACCGCAATGAGCGCTTCGGCTACACCATAGAGGGCATTGACGCTCTGATTGTTGGCCATACCCACAAAGGCACCATCAGTAAGCCCAAAAAGATCGTGGTGGACAGTAACAACAATGTTATCCGTACCAAGCAGCTGGTAGTGGTTAGCTGTACCGCATGGCAGCAGTACGGAGGCTACGCAGCCCGGAAGATGCTGCTTCCCAGCAGCGAGAGCGACCATGAGCAGCCGCAGACGCTCCTGCTGTGCGGGAACAAGACAGGAACTAAGCGGATAACCACGGTTTGGTAACAATAATTGGTAGCCCGGCATAGTAGACACCGGGAGGGACAGGGCGGGACGAATTTTGAAAGGAGGTGCCGAAGATGGCCAGTGGATGCAGTGCGAAAAGCAAAGAGAACCTGCGCCCATGGAAAAAAGGGCAGAGTGGGAACCCAAGTGGGAGGGCGAAAATCCCCGAAGACGCCAAAGCAATGCTGAAAGCGGCGACTCCTGCGGCAGTTAAGCTGCTGGTGGATACCCTCAACAACACAAATGAGAAAACCGAAACGCGGGTAAAGTGCGCAGAAACCGTACTTGATCGCGTATACGGCAAGGCTAATCAGCCGATTGATCTGGGTGGCGAGATACCCAAAATCGAGATCGTGCTGGGCAATGGCAAGGAGTACGCCAAATGACGGTCAATTTAGGCACACCGAATCCAAAGCAGGAGCAGTTTTTGCTGTCGGAAAAGCGCAGGGTGTGTTACGGCGGTGCCAGAGGCGGCGGTAAGAGCTGGGTGGTGCGAGCAAAGGCCACCATGCTTGCCGTTAATTATAGCGGCATCAAGATACTGATCCTGCGCCGGACATATGCTGATTTGTGGCAAAACCATGTGTTGGAGCTGCGAAAGGTGCTGGAACCCGATATAGCAACCTATCGGGACTCGGAAAAGGCGATGATATTTCCAAACGGCAGTCGTATCCGTTTTGGATACTGCTCCGCCGAGGCCGATGTGCTGCAGTATCAGGGACAAGAGTACGACATCATGTTTTTGGACGAGGCGACACAGTTTACTGAGTTTATGTACAACAACCTTGTGGCCAGTAACCGTGGTGCCAACGACTTCCCCCATCGGATGTATCTGACCTGCAACCCCGGCGGAGTCGGCCATGCGTGGGTCAAGCGCCTGTTTATCGACCGGGACTACACGGCCTCTGAAAACCCAGAAGACTACGAGTTTATACCGGCAAAGGTGTACGACAACAAGGTTTTGGTGGATAAGGACCCAGACTATGTTCGGATGCTGGAGACCCTCCCGGAGGATATGCGCCGGGCATGGCTGGACGGCGACTGGAATGTGTTTGCAGGGCAGTATTTTGCAGAGTGGCGTGATGATATCCATGTGATAGACCCCATCGAGATACCTGACTGGTGGAGACGCTACTTTGCGATGGACTACGGCCTTGATATGTTGGCCGGATACTGGATCGCCATTGACGGCGAGGGCAACGGCTATGTGTACCGAGAGATTTACGAGTCAGGGCTGATCGCCTCCGATGCCGCCATGCGGATCAAGGAGGCCAACGGGGACGATAAGATCGAGCAATGGCTTGCACCGCCTGACCTGTGGAACAGGCGCAATGACACAGGCCGCAGCGTGGCAGACATATTTATGGAGCAGGACATCCCGCTGGTCAAGGTGGACAACGACCGTATCAACGGCTGGCAGGATGTACATGAGTGGCTCAAGCCGAGGGACAGCAGAGATATCATAACCGGCGACAAGACGAGGATAGCAGGGCTGCGGTTTTTCCGCAACTGTAAGCAGGTTATCCGCTGTTTGCCGATGGTCCAGTATGATGACCATAAACCTAACGATGTAGCGACCGAGCCGCACGAGCTGACCCATGCACCAGATGCCATCAGGTATTTTTGCAGCGGGAGACCGTATGCGGGACAGCCGCCGGTTACAAAGTACAAGCTGCCGCCGGAGCTGCGGCAGCCAGAAGAACAAGGAGGGTATCAGGTATGGTAAGACGATGGCTCAAACGCCTGATCCTGTGGGCGTTAGGGGACGACCAGACGGCACAGGAGCAATATGCAACAAAGATATTCAACGAGTGGCTTAACGGCCCGGAGGATTGATATGAGTGATGTAACCCTGTGGACACTATACCGAGAGGGTGTGGCGTACCACAACAAGATGGGCTTTAGCACCAAATTCCCGACCTTTGTGCGATTTAAGGAGGGCGACCAGTGGCCACAAGCGACAGAGCGCACCAAGAACCTGCCGAGACCCGTCCTTAACATCGTGGACATGATCGTCCGCAGCAAGCGCTCCAGCGTGCTTGACCAGCCTGTCAGCATCGTCTACAGACAGGGCAGAGCCAGCGGTAACGAAATCCTTGACCAGATGCACCAGGACGCCGCCGAGAACTGCACCGAGTACGCACGGACGATCTGGGACAGAGCCGACATGGACAAACTGTGCAACGAGGCGTGTGACGATGCAGCGACCAACGGCACAGGCATCTGGCACTTTTACTGGGACGCCAGCGTAACAGGCGACAAATATGTAGGGGAGCTTCGTGGGGAAACCGTGGATGCTCTCAATTTTTTTGTAGCCAACCCGCAGCTCCGGGATGTACAGAAGCAGGACTATCTCATCATCGCCCAGAGACTCAAATTGGGCGCTGTACGCAAGATGGCAAAGGACAGGGGATTGCCTGCGGAAAAGGTGGCGAACATCTGCCCCGATGAATTTGAGGATGCAAGCACCTATCAAGCAGAGAGAATCGAGCTGGACGGCAAGGAAAACGAAAAGGTCACGGTGCTGACCAAGTATTACCGCAAGAACGGTGAGGTCGTATTTGACAAAGCTACCCGCAGCGTTGAGATATGCAAAGCAGTACCGCTTACCCCGCAGGGCAGCCCCGTCCGCATCAAGCTGTACCCTGTGGCGGCGCTTAACTGGAAGCTGCGTAAAGCCTGTTTCTACGGCATCGGAGAGATCGAGGGGCTTATCCCCAACCAAAAGCTCATCAACTTTATGTACGGGATGCAGGCGCTGGCCATCCAGCAAATGGGCTTCCCGAAGATCGTGGCAAAGCCCGGTGCTATCAGACAGCCGCTGACCAACGAGCCGGGGGAGATCGTCACCGACTACTCCAACGGCGGGATAGCGTACCTGCAGCCTCCGGCGTTTTCGTCCGCTGCTACGCAGGTTAGCAACGACATGATCGACCTGACCCGCGTAGTAACCGGTACGACCGAGGTAACGACCGGCGAGTCCTTGGGTGCAAACATGGCAGCTTCGGCAATCATCGCATTGCAAAACCAAGCGCAGACCCCTGTCAACGAGATTCAGCGCAGATACTGGCACGCAGTTAAGGAGATCGGCCGCATTTGGATGGAGTTTTTCAAAACCTACTGCTCCGACAAGCGGGAAATCGTCATTGAGATGGGGGACGAGGTATCCGGCAGAGCATTTACTGGTACAGACTACGCCATGTACGACTTTGACCTGCAGGTGGATGTAGGAGCCTCCTCCGAGTATTCTGCGGTGCTGGCACAAGCCACACTGGATAAGATGCTCGACCGGGGAGATATCACAATCGACCAGTACATCGAGCTGTCCGACCCGAATGTAGCTCCATTCAAGGAAAAGTTCAAGCGAATGCGGGAGATGCAGCCGACCCAGATGGGAATGCCCGGAGTACCCGAAGAAAACATCGAGGGGCTGCAGAGCGTATCGGGAGTAGGCGGCGTACCATTGCCGGATGTCCCAAAGGCCCCAACCCCGCTAGACAAGTACAAAGGAGGCGGTAATAATGCTGTGCCCAAACTGTAAGGCAGAGATGCGGATCACAGGCAAATACCTGTCCTTTACCGGGGACAAATCCCCCGACACGGAGACCAAGGCATTTATCAAGCTGCAATTGGAGTGCATCAACCCCAAATGCACCAACAGGACACCGACCTATGTGACCAACCCCTTTGAGGGATAACCAATTTTTAAGTGGCTGCTAAACGGAACAAACCGAACCTCGCCACAGAAAGGAAATTATGGACGAAGAAATCATGACTGCTGCTAATGAAGATATCGTTGAAGATATCGACTCCTCTCCCGCAGTAGAGGAAACCGAGCCTGTCGAGCAGGAAGAACCTGCGGTGCAGGAAGAACCGACCGAGACACAGCGTGTGTCACGGAGAATCAAAGAAGCATCCCAAAAGAGCGTGGACGACTTTATCCGCAGCATGGGCCTGACCAATCATTATGACAATGACAGACCCATCACCACAAAGGCGGAGTACGAAGCCTTTGTTGCGATGCAGCGGCTGGACGAGGACGGCCAGACCGACCCCGTATCAGCTTACCGAAATCAATCCTTGGAAGCGGAGATTACCCGCTTGCGGAGCAATGAGCGCATGAGAGAGCTGGAGGCTGACCCTGTAAGAGGGCAGACATTCACAAAGCTCAAAGACCAAGTGGTTGAATTGATGGACTACTGCACCCAGCAGGGGACGCCCTGCAGCGTGGATGCAGCGTTCAACACAATCCTGGCGAACAGCTATTTTGACCTCGCCAACGATGCTGCAAACAAGGCAAAGGAAGACACGCTCCGAAGAATCAACAACAACGCGCAAGCATCTCCCGGAGCATTGACGGGCGAAAGCCCCGAAACTGAAGCCGACTACATGAAGATGTCGGACAAAGACTTTGAAAAGCTGTATCAAGCTGCACTCCGGGGGGAATTAAAAAATTAAGGAGTGTATAAAACTATGGCAACTACTACCCAGACTTACGGTAATCTTACCGCTGAACAGAGAACCTTTTACGACCGCACCCTGCTGTCCCGGCTGCTGCCCAATCTGACCTTCCTGAAGTATGGCCAGAAGCGCCCCATGCCGAAGAACAAGGGCGACAACATCAACTTCCGCCGCTTCAACTCCCTTGATGTCCCTGCTGCATCCCTGACCGAGGGCGTGACCCCTGACGGCGACAACCTGTCCATCACCGCTGTGACCGCTACCGTGGCGCAGGAGGGCAACTGGGTCCGGCTGTCTGACAAGATCAGCATGGTCGGCATCGACCCTGTCCTGACCGAGGCTGCTGCTCTGATGGGCGAGAACGCTGCCGAGACCCTTGAAACCCGCTGTGCAGGCGTCATCTTCAATGGTACTTCCCAGCAGTTTGCTGGCGGCGCTGCTTCCGCTGCCGCTATTGCCGCTGGTAAGGTACTCAACAGCGAGGAGATCAAGAAGGCAGTCCGCACCCTGCGCAACAACAACGCAAAGACGATGGAGGGTGGTTATTACATCGGTTTCTGCGACCCTAGTGTTGCTTATGACCTGCAGAACGATGCCCTGTGGCAGGACATCTCCAAGTACAACGGCGCCGAGAACATCATGAAGGGCGAGATCGGCCGCATCCATGGTGTCCGTTTCATCCTGACCACCATGTGTCCCACCGATGCAACGACCTCTACTGCGGGTACCCTGCATAAGACCCTTATCGTAGGCAAGGACGCTTACGGCGTAGTCGATGTAGACGGCTCCTCCAAGCCTGAGATCATCATCAAGCCCACCGGCTCTGCCGGCAGCGAGGATCCGCTTAACCAGCGCGCCACTGTCGGCTGGAAAGCAATGGCGGTTACTGTTCGTCTGCAGGAGCTGGCGATGGTCTGCATCCAGTCCATGGCTTCTGCCTAATCAAATACAAGGGAGGGGGTAACGCCCCTCCCTTCTTTTACAGAAAGGATTTAATATGGCTAACATCAAAAAGGCTGACAATCCCGACATGATCGGAGAAATCGTAGAAAAAGCGACCGGCGATGAACTCGCCAAGGGCAATAAGGTACGCATCCGCCTGCCGAAGGACCAGCTGAACAAAGAAGATGTCGTAGTGCCTGTATGCATCAACGGCTATACCTATCAGATCAAGCGCGGCGAATGGGTAGATGTACCCGAAGAAGTCGCCCGCATCCTTGAAGAAGCAGGGTACATGGGGTGATTGAATGAACAAGAACGATGCCATCAACGGTGCGCTGCGGTGGATAGATGAAGCCACAGTAAACGGCGCTGCCGCAAGCAACGGATTTATAGCCGACTACAAGGACAGAATGGAGCACCTGCTGGACGGTGCTGTTGCAATGGTGGAATCGCAGTTCCCGCTGATCGAATCCATCAGCATCGTTCAGAACATGCCACGGTGCATGGAGGGCTCCCATTTTGAAGCTAAGACGGTTTATCCCGGTGATACCTACGAGTTTACCAACAGTGATGCAAAAGCCTACACGCTTGAAATTTGCGGTGTTCTAACAGCGACTATCGATGGGGCCCGGCGGCAGATTACCGTTCCTGAGTTCCAGCGGCTTTCCGGCAGCTTTAACGGCAGTATCAAGTTGGAATCGCAGTACCCGTTCCAGGTAAGAAACGCTGCGTTTTATGCATTCCCGCTGGTAGAAATCCCGGAGCACATAGCATGGGTACCGTATGAGCTGCCCCAGCAGATGAATGGCATGGTGAAAATCCTTTTCTCCGGTGACGGCGTGGCATTCCGCGACTTTTCCGACTACCGGCGGCTGGATGAATACCATATTGCGATCCCGTACCATTACAGCGGGCAGTTCGATATCCAGTATAAGCACCGGCACGCCACCCTTGCAGGCGCTTCCGGTGCGACCGAGATAGAGGTGGAGCCCAAGGCGGTTCCGCTGATTCCACTTCGGCTGGCCATTGACGCCACAAGCGGCATTGATGAGACACTGGCGCTGAATCAGTTCCTCACCGGACGCTTTGCAGAGATGGTAGGCGCTATGACGGACGAGGACATCGAGAAACACCAAGTAATTGAAACCGTATTCATGATGTAAGGAGGGGAGCAAATGAGATATTCCCCGGCAAAACTCCCCAGCGCTGATGTGGCAAAGACCAATGCCATGGTCATTAACGACTTTTATGGCTGCGACTTTTCCAGCGGCGCAACCAATATCGACCCAAGAAGAAGCCCCAACTGCGAGAACATGATCCGTTCCTCCCCCGGCCGCGTGAGAAAGCGCCTTGGCTTTGCCAAAACGGCGGTATACGATGGCCGTATCAATGGTCGGTTCTCTCTGGATGGGACAGATATTATCCATGCGGGCACGAAACTGTATGCAGGCGATACGCTGATCTCTTCCGCCATGAACGATGCCTTTTCGGTTGGCAAGAACTTCGATAAAGCGCTGTACCTGCTGGATGGAGCACACTACTACAAGGTAACGCACAGTGAAGGCACCTTTACCGTGGCTAATGTATCGGACAGCGCCTATGTGCCGCGCATCGTTATCAATAAAAATCCGGATGGTACCGGCGGAACAACTTATGAGGATATCAACCTCATGTCGGATAAGTGGACGGAATCTTTCTATGTAGGAGATAAGACCGCAGCAGCAACAGTATTCCAACTTTCCCTTGAAAATTTGGATACAACACCTGTAACGGCAAAGGTATTGCAAGCTGACGGTTCCTTTGTAGACAAGGTGGAGACTACCGACTTTACTGTAAACCGCACCAGCGGTACCGTTACATTCGTAGCCGCTCCGGGTAAATCCCCTTTGGAGGGCGCGGACAATGTATATATCACTGCATCCAAGGACAGGAGCGAGAGCCGCAGCCGCATTACGAACTGCGATACCTGTATTGTGTATGGCGAGACGGGAACCCGGCTATTTGTGACCGGCGATCCGAACTTTAAGAACAGGGATTTTTGGTCGGCGCAGAATGATTTTTCCTATTTTTCCGATCTATCCTATTCGATACTGGGCGAGGACAGCGAGCGCATTGTAGGTTATTCCATCGTTGGCGACAGGATAGCGGCCCACAAGAGCGGAACCACCGGCGCGGTGTATGTTCGCACCGGCTCCACGGTAACGGAGACCGATGATCTCGGCAACAGCGTGGAGACCTTTGCATTTAAGACCGGAAATGTAATCACCGGACACGGCGCAATCGCTCCGCACAGCTTTGTGCCGACCGATAACGAGCCGCTGTTCCTTTCCTCCACCGGCATATTTGCCTTGACCGCATCCGATGTGACTGGCGAGCGCTATGTGCAGAGCCGCAGCTTTTATATCAATCCGAAGCTGCTTTCGGAAAGCAATATCTCCGATGCCTATGCCTGCATCCACAAGGACTTTTATTTCATTGCGGCCGGTGCTGGCGTGTATGTGCTTGACCTGCTGCAAAAGCACTACGAGGATGGGGAGCCGTATTCCAACTACCAGTACGAGTGCTTTTATCTGACCGGAATACCCGCAAGGGTGATCTGGGACGATAACGGCGAACTGCTCTTTGGTACGGCGGATGGCAAAGTATGCAAATTCAATACCGATGAGACCGCACCCAACTCCTACAACGACACGATGGACGGGGAGACATACACACCAGTAGGGTGCCAGTGGGAAACCCCAGATATCGATGGCAAGACCTTTTACTCCAGCAAACACTTCCGGTACATGGCCTGCAGGCTGTCCGCTTTTGTGCGCACCAGTGTAAACGCCTATGCGATGTGCAGCGGCAAATGGATCTCCATTCTGACCGATGCGAGAACTGCCCGCTTCTTCTCATGGGAGGATATAGACTGGTCGAAGTGGACATGGAGTACGGATACGACCCCGAAGGTATTGGGCAGGAAGCTGGATATGCGCAATCTTGATAAAGTGCGGTTCCGCTTCTCCAATGGCAATGCGGAGCCTTTCGGCATCGAGAACATCGCAGTAGAGTACCGAGAAACGAGAAAGTACAGGGGGTAAGCTATGTTTGAAAAGATCAAAGCATCCGACGGCAATCCCTATACCCCGGATGCAGTATTTACCGACAGTGACGGCAACAGGGTTGGGGTAATTGGGCAGGACACCACCCCGAACCTTTCCGTCAGTGAAATGCAATTCTCCGTAGAGGCTGTGGTGCGTGAGGTCGTCATTCCTGCGTATAACAGCCTTGTGGATGCCCTGAACGCACTGGCGGCTGCCAGCAATATGGGCGCAGCAGATATTAATGGTGATGCCAGTACCGTACAGGCCGAGCTTGAAAAAAGACTCATCACCGGCAATGTGAAGTACATCCGGCTGAACAGCGACAAGGTGCTGGAAACCAGCAATGACGGAGAGACATGGGAAGCCACCGGCTCCTCCGGCCACATCATCATAGCGCCGGATGGCACAGTAGCGCCGCAGCGCAGCCGCCTGAAATTCGCCAATGGCACAGTAACCGATGATGGTTCCGAAACCATTGTTACCGGCCTGAAAGGCGATACCGGCCCGCAGGGCGAGAAAGGCGACACAGGCGAGCAGGGGCCGAAGGGTGACCAAGGCCTGACAGGCCCCGTTATTGTTCCCTATGTAGATGCCAGCGGCGTTATGTCCTTCACCATTCAGGATACCGCCATTGCCCCGCAGGCCGTCAGTGTGAGAGGCCCGCAGGGCCCGCAGGGCGTACAGGGCGAGCAGGGCGCACAGGGTACGAGAGGCCCGCAAGGCTTACAGGGCGTACAGGGCATCCAAGGCCCCAAGGGCGAAACAGGCGAACAGGGTCCTGCCGGTGCTACCGGAGCCACAGGCGCAACCGGCCCCAAAGGTGATAAAGGCGATACTGGCCCCAAGGGTGATACCGGTGCAACCGGTGCCCGTGGTGCAACAGGCGCAACCGGCGCACAAGGACCGGCTGGTCCCGCAGGCCCCAAGGGTGAACAGGGTGATACCGGAGCCACAGGCGCTCCCGGTGGCAGAGGCCCGGAAGGCCCGCAAGGACCCATCGGCCCACAAGGCCCCGTAGGCCCCGCAGGTAAAGATGGAACCAGCCTGTATATCGAGGACAGCTATCCTACACTGGCAGCGCTTAAAAACGCGATCCCAGCCGGTAACGATAAGATGTACTATGTGCAGGAAGATGGCGAGTGCTACATTTACAGCGAGACGGCCAATGACTGGGTAAGTGTAGGTGCTTTGCAAGGCCCCATCGGACCGCAGGGCCCGCAGGGCGTACAGGGGCCGCAAGGTGTGCAAGGCCCAACCGGTGAAACTGGTGCGACAGGTGCAACAGGCCCAAAGGGCGCACCTGGCGAAAAGGGCGCAGACGGCGCAGCTGCTACCATCACGGTCGGTACAGTTACTTCCGGCGCTGCTGCTTCCGTCACCAACAGCGGCACTACCTCCGCTGCGGTTTTCGATTTTGTACTCCCTAAAGGTGATAAAGGCGAAAAGGGCGATACCGGCGCAACAGGCCCACAGGGTGAGACTGGCGCTACCGGCCCGGCTGGTGCTACCGGCGCTACTGGCCCCCAAGGTGAGCAGGGTATTCAGGGCATTCAAGGCCCCGTTGGCCCGCAGGGCGAACAAGGCCCCGCAGGCGTAGCCGGAGCCGATGGTAAATCCGCCTATCAGACCGCCGTAGAGGGCGGCTATTCCGGTACGGAAACGGCGTTCAATGCGGCGCTGGCGGATGTGCCCGGCCATATCGCAAGCAAGTCCAACCCCCACGAAGTAACCAAAACGCAAGTTGGCCTTAGCAATGTGGACAATGTGAAGCAGGCCCCCTATACCCATGTTTCCGATAAGGCTAACCCACATGGCGTGACCAAAGCCCAGGTCGGACTTGGAAATGTAGATAACACCTCGGACATGAACAAGCCTGTTTCCACCGCCCAGCAGACTGCCATCAATGCTTGCAAGGTAAAGAAGAATACCCTCTCCCTCCCCACGGCATCCTGGACAGGCAGCGGCCCCTATACCCAAACAGTCACCATAACCGGCATCACCGTCAACAGCAAAGTAGACATCCAAATGGACGCAACAGCCCTCGGTGTACTCATCGACAGCGGCACCAGCGCTATCTGGATTGAAAACAACAATGGCACCCTTACCGCAAAAGCGCTTGGAGAGAAGCCCAACGCCAATCTTTCGGTTCAGGTGACCATCACGGAGGTAACTGCATGAGCGTAATTTACGGCAATCCAATTATTGCAGGTGGTGGTGGCCTTGAACTTGTAGCAAATGTCGCTGACGGGGCAACCGTTACTGCTACTCTTGGCAGTAAGACAGTGACAGGCGTTTCTGTTGGTGGTCAGGCACGGCTTAAAATTCCACAGGAGGGAAAATGGCGAGTATCAGCAACAAGCGGGATGCTGGTATCTGTCCCGCAGGAAATCAGCGTTCCAGCCACAATTGATATTGCATTGGTAGCGCAGGAACTGAATATTACAAGCTGGACAGCTATTAAACAGGTATCTGATGCAAATATGGGAGCGAACTTCTGGTCTGTTGGCGATTGCAAGCAAATCACGATGAACGGAAAGGTTTCCGATGGTCTTACTCTTACAAACTACGCCGCTTGGGTATTCATCATCGGCTTTAACCACAACGCAGAGCGTGAGGGCAACGGCATAGCCTTTCAAGGCTTTAAGGCTACAAAGAATGGTACGCCAGTTTGCTTAACAGATAGCGGTTATAATACCAACAAAACAAGTGGCACATGGTTCAATATGAACAACACAAGCACTAACAGCGGCGGCTGGCAAGCAAGTCTTATGCGAAAAAACATTATGCCACTTATTAAGGCGGCTTTCACAGCAGACCTTCAAGCTGTTATTAAAACCAGCACTATTTACACTGACAATGCAGGTGGACAACCGCAAACGCTTCCAGAGCTCACAGCCACGCAGGACGATGTGTTCTTGCTGGCAGAATATGAGATATTTGGAACACGCAGTTATGCTAACAATAGAGAGGCAAACTACCTCAAACAATACGCCTACTACGCTGCTGGCAATAGTAAAGTAAAGTACAGACATAACGCAACAAGTTCTGCTGCCTATTGGTGGGAGCGTTCTCCCAATTCCAGCTACTCCGCCAGTTTCTGTTATGTCCGCACCGACGGCAGTGCCACCGGCGCCAACGCCTACGCTACTTTTGGCGTGTCCCCCGCTTTCAAGGTATAACATATGGACTACATTTGTTTTAATCGCTTTAAGCAAAAGGCTTTGTGTGGTGAAGTAAACATTCCATACGGCACAAAACTCGAGGAAGCCAACAATATAATCAGCTACTGTGGAAACACCATTTGTTATATAAAAAGCCAAAACGCCTATGACTATTTCGCAAGGAATGATGATGGCAAAGGCTTGGAGCGAGGGAAACTGACAGCAGAAATAATCAAACTGTTGAATAACCGCAAAGACGGAAAATACCAAGACAGATGGGATAGGATTTGGGATGATTTATCCTTGCTGAAATACAAACGACCCGAACACGATGACTATTGGTTATGGAACTTTGATTTTTTCAATGCTTCGATTGAGGAGCTGAACAGAATTAAATCTATGATACTGGAGGTGTGACAATGTATAAAATCAAGGCAGAAGGCAAGGAATACTATTCCGACACCTTGGTATATGTAAAGAAGGCCCCAAATGGGTGCTATGTTCCTTGCTTGGCAGAGGAAGCGGAGTATGTTGTCGGGAAAGTGCCTGAAGATACCATCTTTGAAAATGCTGAAATAGAAAATTTCGATGGTGGTTCCATGGCGTCCGATATGCAGGAAGCTTTAAACATTATGGGGGTGAACTAATGGGCTACTACACCGAAAAGGCTAAGGAAGTAAAAGCAAAGCAGGATGCAGAGCTGGAACAGCTGAAAGCAGCTCTACAAACCCTTGGCGTAGAAACCGAAGAAAAGGAGGAAACAGCCAATGCGGAATGACATCTTAGAGCAGGCACAGGAAATCCGGACGAGCATTGACAGCGTGACCGGCACCATGGCAGATGCTGATGCAGCAAAGAACCCCATGCTGTTCCTGCCATGGGAGACTGATACCAAGTATGCGGTGGGTGACCGCAGACGGCACGATGGCAAGGTATACAAGTGCTTGCAGGCTCACACCTCGCAGGCAGACTGGGAACCCCCGGCTGTTCCTGCTCTGTGGGTAGTCGTCAATGTCAGTTCTCCCGGCACGATTGATGACCCCATCCAGGCATCGAGGGGCATGGAATACGAGTACGGCAAGTACTACCTTGACCCGGAGGATAGCAAAACCTACCTCTGCAAGCGTTTGAATGAGACCGGAACCATCGTGCTGTATTACCTGCCGCATGAGCTTATCGGACAATATTTTGAGGAGGCATAACCCATGGAAATTGCACTGGCCCTCCTCGGCTCCGGCGCATTGGCTACCGTCATTAGCTGGCTGCTGCATCGTATTGACCGCAAGCAGGACAAGCAGGATCAGATTATCTCCGGTATGGCAGCCTTGGACAATAAGCTGCAACAGCATATTGATTCTGACAAACGCTACCGGACAGATATGTGCCGCATCCGCATCCTGCGCTTTTCGGACGAGCTGCGCCGTGGGGTGAACCACAGCGAAGAATCCTTCAACAATGTGCTGGAGGATATCGACAACTACACAGAGTACTGTGTGGAGCACGAAGATGTCTACATCAATTCCAAAGCGGATGCAGCGATCCGCAACATTAAGAGCGTCCACGACCGCTGTATTCGTGGTGAACTCAAATTCCTTTAAGGAGGACATAAAATGAACGAATTTGTAACTTGGACTTCCCTTGGTACTTACGCAGGTGCAGTCATGATGGTCACCATCATCACCCAGTTTTTGAAACAGACCCCCCTCAAGAACATCAACACCCAGCTGCTTGCTTACATCATCTCTGTGGCCATCCTCATCGGAGCCGAAGCCTTTAACGGCTCTGCTCTGACGGTGCAGGGCGTTATCCTGTGCCTGCTGAACGCTGTTATTGTCGCTTTGGCTGCTAATGGTACATATGACGCAGCCACCACCGGCATGGTGAAAAAGGTCAAAGAGGAGGAATTCCCTCTTGAGGAGGTGGTGAAAGATGCCTAAAGTGTATCTTTCCCCCGAACGCAGACCGGCTCCCCATGCTCCGTACTACGGCTTTCCTGGCGTGTACGAGCATGATGTGTGTGTAGAGATCGGCGCTTATTGCGCCGAGGCTCTCACTCGCTGCGGGTTTGATGTGATGGTCGCATCCCCCGACAAAACGATGCAGGAGCGAGTAGCGGAAAGCATCGCTTGGAAATCCAACCTCCATATGCCCATCCATACCAATGCAAGCACGGCCACCTTGAAAGAAGGGACTGCACAGGGACCGACTGTCCTGCGCTACGGCAGAGCCGGAGGCATCAGCGACCGGGCCTGTCAGATGGTCTACCGCAGACTGATGGAGATTTACCCCCGGAACACCCACCGAGGGGTCTATCAGAAGGACGAGTTTTACGAGATCGGCAGAACTCCCATGCTGTCGATCTATCCCGAAATCGCATTCCATGACAATGGGCAGGACGCCATTTGGTTGGTGCAAAACAAAAAGGCAATTGCCGAGGCGCTCTGCAAGGGTGTATGCGACTGGTTCGGCGTGGCCTACAAAGAGGAAGAAAAGCCGCAGACCGACTATGACAAACTTCTTGCCGAGCTGGAAGAAATCAAAGAAAAATACAGAACCGAACACGCCAGCGCGCAGGCGCTGCGTGGGAGAATTTTAGCCGCTGTGGAGCAGTATGACACAGCGGCATATGACAAGGAGGGGTAATTTTGGCACTGAGAAAGAACACAACCCTTGTAAACGATGGCGGCAGCAACCGCACAGTCAAGCCGATAGGTTACGATGTGGCGAGGGCGGGCGCAGCAGCAGGCTCCGAAGTAAATAAGCCCGGCAGGGGCGCTGTAGATGCAGCGATAAAGGGCGGAGCGCTTGCTTCGGCAAAGGCTAACCTGGCTGGAGTTTCCCCGAAAATTTCCTCCACCGTGACGGACACCTCCGAGCGGGACGCATACCTTGAGAGACTGAAAGCGCAGCTGGATGCGCAGACCGCTGCCTATGACCAGTTGCTTGCCTACAACCAGCAGATGTATGAGGCCCAGCAGAAACAGGCGGCCCAGCAGCGGGAGGACAATGCACGCAGGGCGTACATTGCCAAAGAGATGGCGCTAAAGAACCTCCCCGGGCAGCTGGCCCGTGAGGGCATCAATGGCGGCCTTGCGGAAAGCTCCTATGTCCGGCTGAACAACCTCTATAACAGCAGCCTTGCCGATGCGGATAACGCCTATTCCGATGCGGTGAATCAGGCATACCTTGACATGATTCAGGCGAACCGGGAGCCGCAGAGCGGAAAGCTGAATGCGCAGGCAAGCTATTCCGCCGGGCTGGCAAAGGCCCCGAAGGCAAAGACAAAAACCATCAAAAAGGACAACCCAAATTACAATGCAGCCTTGCAGGACTCCTACAACATGTTGCGCCGGGCCGGTTATTCTGATGCAATGGCGGCAAGACTTCTCGGACTTGAATAACAGGAGGAAAAATGGATAGAAAAACGCTGGAACAAAACTATCAAAAATCTTTCGGTGCATCGCCTGCCGCGGAGCTTGAGCAGAACTACCAGCGGAGCGGCATTGACTCTCTTGTTCAATCTGTGAAGAAAGCTACCCAATATAATCCCTCTGCCCCCAGCACGCAGCCTACCCAGGCTGCGCCTGCTGGGGCTTCTTCTCGTAAACAAAGCGATGCCATGAAGGAGCAGCTGGATGCGATTAAGAAACAGAGGGACGACGCGGCAATTAAGGCCGGGGCCTATATGCGAGCTGGGAATATGCCGCAGCAGGCCAAGGAGCAGCAGGAGATTGCCAACAAGGCTGCCATTGAGTACGAGAACGCCTATACCCAGTGGAAGAACCAGCGAAATGCGGAAGCGGTAGAGGACTACAACCCAGACGAGAATAAATTCAAGGCAGGCGATGCTATCCTTTCTGGCGTGCAGAATGCATTCCAAAGCATGAGGCAGTACGCCGCCGCTGCATCTTCGTATCTCTCCGGCAATCCAGAGGCGCAGGCATGGGAAGCCAAGCGGCTGATGGAAAGCGGCGTAAGCGGTACCGAAGCCGTAAAGCGGGCCGGGCTTGCCGATAAGAGAGAAATCCCCATCACAGACTATAAGACACAGGCAGAACTGCGCCACGAAAAGAATGTAGCCAGCGTTGGTGCTGTTGAGGGCGGAGCGCTGCAGCTGGTCAATACGATCTCGAACATGGTGCCGTCCCTTGTTGCAAACGCGATCCTCCCCGGCTCCGGTTTGCCCGTGATGGCTGCATCCGCCGCGGGTAATAAATATGCAGATGCCTATGAGAAGTACGGGAATACGGATACAGCATTCGTACTCGGCTCCGCTGCCGGTGGCGCTTCCATGCTTACCGAACAGTTTGGCGGTTTGTATGGCTCGCTGGGCAAGTCTGCCGCCGGGCAGGCCGTGGCCAAGAAACTAATGGCGGAATCCCCCGGCCTGTATAACCTCGCCAATTCCGTGGGTGGCAAGTGGCTGCGGGACGCTCTCTCCGAAGGCATTGAGGAGGGCGCAGAGGATGTTATCAACTACGCCATTGAAAAGGCCCTCACCGGCGACAGTGACGAGATGGACAACTTCGGCTATGATATGCTGCTGGGTGCTCTTGCAGGCGGTGTATTTGGCGGCGGCAACGCTGCGATGCGTTCCGTCACCTATAGCCGTGTAGGCAAGGCACTGAATGCTTCTCCTGCTGCCGTAGCGCAGCAGGTGCAGGAGGGCATGGAGAAAGGCGCAGGCACCGCACCTGCCATTTATGCGGCGGAGGTGCAGAAGAACCCCAGCAACCAAATGGTGGGCAGACTGTATGAAGCAAACCTCACCTATGATGCCGAGAGCGGCCTTTCCAAAATCCAGAACGATATTACCCAGGTCTCCATCAATGAGATCAAGGCGATGGTCTCCAAAGCGGATGCGCTGGCGCAGGCAGCCCAAAAGCTGAATGTGGAAGCTACTCCGCAAGCCGTAGCAACAGCTATTACCGATGCCCAGCGCACACAATCCATTAAAACAGCCGAGGACAGCGTAGGACAGGCTTTTGCGCCCACAGTTGATAATCCTGCCAACGCAGGAGAGAAAGCCTACAACAGCGCCCTTGCCGGTGTAGCGGCTAACCAAGGCGTAGCTGCTCGCATCAATAACGACCCTGCCGCAAGACAGGCATTCTCCCAGTTGACCGGCGTACAGTTCAGCGGAAACACAGCACAGGATATTGCCGCTATTGAAGTGGCTACGCAGAACATTGCGAAGTCCGGTAAACAGGCGATCTCCCAGGCGGAATATGCCCAGCGTGTCGCTGCTGCAGGAAAACAGGCTGCTGCCCAGTTCGATGTCGATATGCAGGCGCAGGCGGAGCAGATGCAGCGGGAATCCGAGGAAAGATGGCTTTCCGTTGAGCAAAACACCATTACCGATGTAGACGGCAAGCGCCGTATCAAGGAGATTACCAATACCGATGTGCGCGGCAATACCGAGATTGGCTATAAGAAAGCTGAAATTCCCGGCAGTAAAAAGAAAACTGTTGCCGAGGTGAACAATGCAGCGAAATACCTTGGCAAGACTATCGTGTGGTTTGAGGGTGCGGTGCAGGTCAATGGGCAGTACCGACTGACCAATGGCTATCGCGCACCGGATGGCACCATTTATGTCAACATCAATTCCCGCGATCCACTGATGGTTACTTTCGGGCATGAGATGTTTCACGACCTTGTAGCTGATAGCAAGTATTCCGGGATGATTGATACGCTGGTAGAGAACCCCGACTATGCCGATATGGTAAAGGGCATGATGAATGCCAAAACCGAACTGTACGAGCGCAATGGAATTGAGCTTGACCCGAATGCAGCTGCGGAGGAAGTCGCTGCCGATATCAGCGGTGATCTTTTGGGCAGCCGGGATATGCTGGAGTACATCGGCGCAAGAAATACGGAAGCCGCCACCGGCATTAAAGGTTTCTTGAACCGTATCCTCAAAAAGCTAAAAGGAAAGCCCTCTGCACAGGAAGCCTATAACAGGCTGTCCGAAGCGCAGCGGGCTTTAATTGACGGCATGGAGGATGGCGCGAGAAACACATTTGTAGACCCGGCGATCGGGGAAGATGTGAAATACTCCATCAGAGAGGAAGCCCCTCCCGAGAAAACTATTTTGGGATATAAGGTGTTTGTTGTAAAGGATGGGAAACTATATCCCCCGATGGTGGCTAACCCTAATGCGGCGGATACTCCGGTTGGCGTATGGCTTAATGCGGATATCGGGGAGCGCGCACCGGACAGCAAGACCGGGAGAATGCAGGTTAAGGCGGGCGGTAAGGGAACGCAGGGCGGAAGCGGAAGCCTTGCCTTTAGACCGGGCTGGCATCTTGGCGAAGTGCCGGTAGCAAGCCAGTTCGACCGGCTCAACCCGGAAACCGGGAAGAAAGAGTTGTTCCCTTCAAACTTTGTTTGGGCAGAGTGCCTTGTTGCGGCAGATATTGACTACCAAGAGGAAGCAATGTCCTACGGCTATACGAAGTCCGGGAAGTTCCAACACTCCCTTGCTGGTCTGCCGAAACTCCCTGTCGATGGGTATTATAAATACCGGACAAACCCGCGCCCGGACACAGTCCCGTGGCTCATCACTGGTGCGATGAAGGTAAACCGCATTCTTTCTGACAACGATGTAGCACAAATTCTCAAAAGCAAGGGGATAACCCCTCCGAAACGCCAAGGCGGGGAAAAAACACTGGAGCAGCTTGGTCTTGGGAAGTATGCAGGCGAGAAACATTCCCTCATGGATGGATCGAACACAATAATTGTTGGCGATGGTGATGTTGACGCTTTGTTGCCGAAGGGATATGAGGATATTGGCGTAGCAATTACCGGGGAAGATTCCGCAGCACCAAATCGCTATAGCCTCATGTCCTTCGGAGAGAGTGACCTTGGTACTGACAGATTTAAGTATGCCACAAGGCTCGCAAAAGCAACCGGTGTATCTGTTCAGCAGGCAACGGACTGGATTGATTCTGTTTATAGCGTGGCAGCTATTATCGGTGATGACAAGACGCGGCTTGATTATGAAGCCAACCGCAACAATACATCCTTGAAGCCAAACTCTGAGTACGACTTTAGCCTCGATTTTTCCACGCTGTGTGCCAAGCGGCTTCTTTTCTCCGGAACGATGGACGCAATCCAATCGGCACTTCCGAATACCCCTCTTACAAGCGAAGACTTCGTACACCTCCGTGAAATCATGAAGGATTCCGGGTACGAGGTAGCTTGCGGCATTTGCTATGTAGAGTCCACAAGACGGGAATTCTCTACAATATCCGAGGGGTTTGTTGAGCAGTACAGAAAAGCGCAGGCGGAAGGCACAAACATAAAGAAGGTGAATGCTGCTGGGCAGACCAAGGATCTTACGACCAGTAAGGGAATAGAAAACAATGACCCAAATCGGTTCGTTTATCCTGAGAAAGGGTTTACCCCCACCCTTGCGGATCTCGTAACCGCAGAAGGTATTGACCGATTGCAGGCGGAGCATCCAGAAGTCTATAAGGCGTTTAATGCCTATATGAACGCAAGGGGACAGCAGAAGCCAAAGATGATCGAGACACGGACGGATTACCGTGGGGAGATCCTTAACCTGACAAAGGGACAGGTGAGCCGCCGGAACTCCCATGGTGGTTTGCGCATCCAATCCTTCTCTGATTTTGAAGTCCCTCACCTCATCGATATGATGCAAGCTGTGTACGATATGGCCTCGATGGGCTTAAAAGGGCAGGCGTACACGAAAGTCCCTTCGTTTGCGAGAGCAATGGGGCGTACCGGTATCAAAATCAACCTTTCGCTTATCGCAAAAGGAGATGGGTTGGACGCAAATGGGAAACTTATTTTTGACGATGTAGAAGGGATGCCTGCTTCTGAAGCTTTTTCAATTCGCAACGACCCCCGCTTCAGCGAAAATGTTGGTACCATTCTCGTCGGCAAGAATGTAAAGCATATCGTCACTGCGATGGCTGATCCGGAGATCGACTTCATCATCCCGTTCCACAAATCGAGCTGGAGCGCCTCCTTGTATAAGTCCCTTGGCCTTGAAGGGTATGAGGACTTTACGGACTATCAGAACGAGAAGAAAGCTGGTACGAAGATCGAGAACTATGACCCGGCTGAATATTGGGACTTCAGCAAGACCGGCGATGAGAACGCACAGATTTACCTTGAGAAGTGCAGAGCTGACGGTCGCACACCTAAATTTGCTGAAGTAATGTATGAGGGTAAGAGCCTCACCGAGTATCCCGGCTACTGGAAACTGCTCATCGACTACAAGATGTACAACAACGATGGGGTTGGCGCCCCGCAGCAAGCAGTCAAACCGGTCTTCGATGATGCCTACAATGCCAAGATGTTGAGCGAGTACAAAGGCGGCCATGGAAAACTCCCTGTCGCACACGACATTGTTGACCGGTTCCTGAAGGAGAAATCCGAAGGCAGCTACTCACTCATGGACACCGACAGCGATGGCAGGGAGCTTTCTGCCGAGCAGCGGGAGTATTTCTTCGGCTCCAAAGTCGTTGACGCAGATGGCAGGTTGAAACCTGTATATCACGGCAGCCCGGCGGTGTTCACCGAGTTTTCCACCGATTTCATGTCCCAGCATGGCAGCTCCGAGGGGCAAGGCTTCTATTTCACTGACTACAAGCCGATGGCAGAGGGCTACCAAAAGGATGGCGGACAACTCCTTGAGGGGTATCTTGATATCAAAAAGCCGTTGAGCGATAGCGAGATTACGCTGACAAGGGCAGAAGTAAAAAAGCTTTTGCAGGCTGTTGACCCGACCGGTGATGAAGTGCTTGTGAATTACGATCCTGCTGGCGGTATTGGGTACCCTTCAAAAACATGGTATAACCGGGCGATGGACGCTACCGTAAAGGCGGCTATGGAATATAGCGATAGTGATAGCGAAATCCTTGCAGAGATCGCGAACGGTGGAGCAGGCACCGGCGCTGTTCTTGAGGCAGCACGCAATACGCTTGGTTATGACGGATACATTGTAGAGGGCAAATATGATAATGCCACCGTGTATGTGGCGTTTGACAGTAGTCAATTTAAGAACATTGACAATACCGCTCCAACCGAAAGCAAGGATATCCGCTACTCCCTCATGAAAGATGCCCAGTACATGGCCGACATCGACAGGGTTGTTTCCGAAGCAACCGAGAAAGCAAACGATGAGCTGAAGGCTGCACAAGCTGAGGTGAAGGACATCCGTCAGCAGCTTGCTGACTATCGCCAGCAGGCAACTGCGGAAGCGAAGATGAATGACCGCTGGCGTGATGCAGAGACGAAACTCCTCACCGAAATAGCAGCGGCTAAAGAGCGAGAGAAGGCAGCAAAGGCCCGTGCAGAATTCATGGCGAAATATGACGCACTTTCCAAGCAATACCGTGCTGACCTCCGTGCGAACAATCGGCAGGTGCGGGACAAGTACAACGAAAAGCTGTCCGAAGCCAAGGACGAATTCAACCGGCGGAGGGCGCAGGACCGCATTGACCGAGTGGTGCGGGAGGATCGGGCAAAGAGCAAAGCCAGATTGAGGACGGCGGAACAGAAATCCACCACTACGGAAGATGTTGCCAAGGTTCTGACCGAAATGCCGAAGAAGGACAAGGAAACCTTTAAGGCGAAAGCCGCCAAAGACTGGCGCACCTTTAAGCGCCAGTGGATCAACACTAAGGATGAGCTGGAGCGATTCGGGAACGAAGTCGGCGACAGCAGAATCATGTATGCAGCGAACAATGTCGGGCAGGCATCTGCGGCGGCGCAGTATTCCATTGGCGGCGCCGGGCAGTATGACCTTAACGGCAAGAAGATCGGCGATAAGAACCTCATGCAGGTATTTGAACCGGCGAAAAAGGCTGGCTTGACCGATGAGTTTTACGCCTACCTGTTGCACGAGCACAATGTAGACCGCATGAGTGTACGCGAAAACGCGCAGCGGCAGCTTGCAGAACTTCGGGCAAAACTGAACAAGGAAGTCAACGGCTTTGCGGAAATGACAGATGAAAACATCGCCACAGCCGCAGGCAAGGATACTACCCTTACAAAAGCCTACACCGAGGCACAGATTGCTGCCGCCAAGCAATATAAGCAGTTCCAGGCGTGGGCAGAAAAGCAGTTTGACAAGCCTGTATTCGGCAGCAGCGTGACCGCAGACGATAGCCGTGCCGCCGCAGCTGACTTGCTGGATGCACACCCTGAATTTGAGAAGTGGGCAAAGGATGTGTATGCCTACCTTGACGGATTGATGGAGGTGCGAAAGCAGGGCGGACTCGTGAGCGCTGATATGGCACAGTACATGAAGGAACTGTATCCGCACTATGTTCCCACCTACCGCGATATGGCCAGCACCTCCGGCGGCTACTCCAACCCAAACAGCGTTGCGGTGAACAGCACCATCAAGTCCGCAAAAGGTGGCAACCAAGATATCATGCCGCTGATCGACAGTATTGCCAGGCAGACCTTGCAGTCCTTCTCCGCAGCCAAAAAGAACATTCTGGGCAATATGCTGTATGAAGATGCAATGGATACTACCCGTGATATCTCGGAATACATTCAGAGTGTTACAGAGGAAGGCGATCTCGTTGACCTTGATGCGGATTCCGCAGAGAACCTCAAGAACACGCTGCGCATTTGGGTGGATGGCAAACCGGTTACTCTGCACATGAGTGAAGCAATGGCCGATGGGTTTAGACCCATTGAGCAATCCAATTCCTTTGGAATGAAAGCATTGCGCTCCATCAACAGCACATTTAAGAAGCTGGTCACGCAATGGAACCCTGTATTCATCGTGCGAAATTTCGTCCGTGATGCACAGTCTGCATTGTACTTTACCCATTACAGCAATGCCACATTCGTTAAGAACTACGGCAAAGCCGTAAAGGAAATCGCAACGAACGGGAAGTATTGGCAGCTCTATCAGGCGATGGGTGGAAAAGGAACTACCTATTATGACCCAAAGACGGGGCTTTCCGACCGCTACCATTTCAAGAACGGTGCAGTCGATAAAGTGGCTGGTGGGTTGAATAGAGTAATCGACATCCTCTCCTTTGCCAATGAAGCGGTCGAGCAGTACCCTCGCCTTGCTGAATTTATCAGCACGATGGAGGACACAGGCGATGTTCAGCAGGCGCTTTACAACGCGGCGGACATTACAACAAACTTTGGCCGTGGCGGCTTCGCTGCTCGCAAACTGAACGCATCTCTCGTACCTTTCTTCAACCCCGGTATGCAGGGCCTTTCCAAGAACATTCGCAATGTCATTGACCGGCGCGGCTGGAAAGAGATTGGACAGCTGATCTCCCGCTTGCTTATCAACGGCGTTGCACCCGGTATCATTATGGGCCTGCTGTATGATGGGCTGAAAGAGGACGATGACTACAAGGAGCTTTCCAACTACATCAAGGATAGCAACATCCTCATCAAAATCGGCGATAACAAGTTTATCAAGATCCCGATGGGTCGTGAACCTTCCGTTATTACGGCGTTCACCAATCGTATGTGGCGTTGGCTGAAAGGGGAACCTGCGAGCAGCGCGTTTGCCGGTTATCCGTCTTTCGCTATTGAGCAGATTGCGCCGAACAATCCGCTGACCAACAACATCTTCGCCGGTATTACTGCGATGAGCACCAATAAGACCTGGTACGGCGGCGACATCGTTTCCAGCTACATGGAGGAAAAACCGGATTATCTGCAGTACGATGAAAGCACCGATGCGTTCTCCATTTGGCTCGGTGAGATCACACGTCATGGGAAAAACGGTATCGAAGGGCTTTCTCCGAAGAAGGTTAATTACCTGATCGACCAGTATTCCGGCTTTATCGGTGACTGGCTGCTCCCGGCGCTTTCCAAGAAAGCAGATGTCCCTGCGGTGGTAAAGGCTTTTGTGGTAGATAGCGTCCGGCAGAACCGGCTGGGCAGCGACTTCTATGATGCGCTGGACGAAGCCAAGCAGGTAAAGGAGACCGAGTTTGCGACAGCAGCCGATGATGCGACATATTCCTACCTGTATAAGCAGAGCAAGGCTGCATCCGAAATCACGAAGCAGCTCAAGGAAATCTACAACAGCGGCGAAAAGACCCGCAAGGAGAAGCGGGAGGAAGCCCGTGACCTCTTAGAGCTGCGGAACGAGATTTATAGAAAAGCCCTGTTGACCGTCGGCACCTACGAGGAAACCGCAAAGAGCATCGGAAGTGCAGACAGCGATGTGGTGAAGCGCGAAGCAAACCGCAAGGCGTTCGGCGCAGAGTACGCACTAAAGACATACAACAAGGATGTCGGAGAAAAGGCAGCCGAGTATGTCGCACAGGGCGTTACCTACGACCAGTACTATGCGGCATACTTTGCAGCCCGTGGTATCACCGGCGACAAGGACGAGAACGGTAAGACGATTACCAACTCTGCAAGCCGCAAAAAGAAAGAAGCTATCGACAAGTCCGTTCCAGGCGCAAGCACAAAGCAAAAGCACCTTTTGTACGAGGCACTCGGAGTGTCAGAGAAGGTGTGGTAAAGAGATACCCCCTCCAATTACGGAGGGGGTATTTTACTGGGCAACGCATACGAAAAACACCGAGGATAAGAGACAGCGGTGTGTAAAAGTGATGTACAAATGGAGAACCCTCTGTTTAACACTATGTTTATTTATAGTTCGAATCTCTCCATCTCCGCCAAAGAAAAACCCGCAGAAATGCGGGTTTTTCCTTTGTTCATGCGGGTTTTCAGCGTTTTTCGTCTTTGCAAATCTTGCTGTTTATTGCTTTGTATTTGCATCCGTGTGATGTAAAAGTGATGTAGTAAATTTGGCCTGTGCATCCTCCAACATTTTGTCACGCAGATGGGTGTACTTTTCCGTCACGATGTAGGAGGAATGCCCCATCATCTCTTGGATAACGGCTTTGTCAATCCCTACCTCGCAGCAAGATGTTGCGAAGCTATGCCGAAGCTGGTGGAATGTGCAGCATATTCCGTAATTTTTGCACCATTTTCTCCAATTGCGGGACGATTCATTGCTTCGAAGGATTTCTCCCTTTTCATTCGTGAAGATGTAACCATTCTTCCCATTGAATCGTTCTGCGACATCCGGCAGAAGGAACACCGTTCTGACCCCTGCATCCGTCTTTGGCTCTTTTATGTGCGGGGCAGTGCCGACATAGTATACGCTTTTCGTAACATGGATTTGGTTTTTATCCCTGTCGATATCCTCGTATCGCAGAGCAAGTGCTTCTCCCACACGAAGCCCGGTCAACATAATGAAGTAACCAAGTCGTGATACGGTGCAATCGTCCCAATGGGCTGCGATCTTCTCCCTATCCTCCTGCGATGCTTCTTCCCGCCCGCTTGTTTTCTTCCCGGCCGCTTTTATGTTTGCGACCGGGTTTACTTGTATGTCCCCGGCGAGGATGGCGAGGTCGAACACTTGACTCGTTATGTTCTTCTGCGTGTTCACGGTTTTTTGTGAGAATGTCTTTCCAACCTTATCGAGGAAACCCTTTACCTGCATCGGCGTGATGTCTGCGACAGGCGTTTTCCCGAAAGTAGTGACACATCGCACGAGCGCAGGCTTGTACCCTCGAAGGGAATTGTATGCGAGGTTGTCCCAAGACTGCTCAAGCGCTTCGGCATAGACGGCAAATGCAGCAGACCGCTTATCCTCCGCCTCCCTGCTGAATTCTGCAATCTTCTTTATGACATCCTTTTCTGATCTCCCGTAAAAATACTTGCGCTTCCCATCAATTGTGATTGCTTTTTGGTATGTCCCGTCTTTTCGCTGCGATATCGCTCTGCGTGAGTCTTTTTTTGCGTTCAAACCGCACCAAGGGCAGTAGAGCCAATCATCCTGTAATTCCTTTTTGCACTTCTTACAGAGCATCCTCGTATACCTCCAGTTATATATAGCGGAATTAGCCGAAACCTTTATCCGTACTTTCTGGTTATTTCTCGGGTTTCATCAAGGCTTTCTTGGTAACTTCGTTCAAGGTCTTCAAAGTCCGCAGCCGTTAGATACTTCCTGTATCCAAGCAGTCTATTAACCTCTCCATAAAGTTTATCAATTTGATCGTTCAAGTCGTCGATGGTCTCGTTTTGTACTTTTATTTCATATGATTGCGCTTTCATCTTTGTTTCTCCTGCAGTGATGGCGCTTTGAAGGTCTGAAATATCGCTGTGAGCTTCAGAAAGCTGGGTGGCTTGCCATACGCACAAAACGCCGAGAGCAAGGCACAAAGCAGCAAGCGAATATGTAAGGATAGGCTTTTTATTCTTTGCGCACCCTGCGGCTGCCCGTTTTTCGTTTTCCCGCGGTTCTTCTTTCGCTTGCTTTGCTTTGCCCTCTTGTCTTTCTGACCCTATTTTTACAGGTATAACCTTTACTTTTCGGGCTTCAATTTCCTGTTGGGGCTTCTCCCCCACGGCCTTGCTTCCAAGTACGGCATCAGTAGGGCTAATTGGTTCGGCGGTGTAATTATCTGGGTCTGTCCCTGTAAACAAGTGCTTTCTGTGCATAAAGTATATGATATTTGGCAGTGACCATGCTAATGCGGTTATCAAGAAAAAGACGCCAGACACCGCAAGTTTTGTGCCTAAGTCCGCCATAATTACACCACCATAGGCATTCACCCCTGCCGAAATAGGCGCTATAGCAAACAACGCAATTATGTACTTGAAACGGGAAGCACAGAAGCTGCCGACTGCAGTGTACGCCAGAACGGTAAGAAATGAGTTGACGAGGCACAATGCTATGCAGATCACGGTATATGCAGGAAATGCACTAAACACGGTAGCGAACCATATGAGTGTGAGCAAAATAGAAGAAAGACTAAGAGCAGCCCCAATCAGCCAAAGTATTTTGCAAACCTTTAGCCACTTCATTCCTAAATCTTTTTGCATTTTCTCTCCTCCTATTATTAGCCGCCCTCGTTGCCGGGGGCGGTATTTTTATTGGTGAGCTGTCACCAATCGTCTTATAAACGCAACCGTTTCGCTGGCAATGCTTGCAGCCATTATACCAAGCGATGTTTCAACAACAACTGTCTCTTGCATCGCAAATATACAGATTGCCACACAAATGACAGCGCAAACGAAACTGATCTTGTCGGTGGCCCATTCACCGAGGCTCCCAAACAGCGTTACGCCTGCGCAGGTGTAAAACAACACCATACTCCAGTCACAGAAGAACGAGGCGATTCCGATGGCTGGAACCGCTATAAGCAGCAGTAAAGAAACAATCGAAATGTATTTCATGATCCAAAGTCCTTTCTATCGGACACGCTGTGGGGTACTATTATATTCGTAACGAACATTTGTTCTTAATCCCGAATTAAACCGTAGTTAAGGTTATTTGCATCGATTAGGACGAGGTATAAAATCATCATCGCCAGCAGGACAAAAATAACTGCGAAGAGTGTTTTGGACAGCTTCCGGCGCTGGCGCACCTGCTCTTTCAGAACCTCTATCATTTCTTCGCTGTTCTGGCTGTCTGTTTTGTTATAGACTTCCTTCACGAAATGCTTGTCGAGAGATATGTGCAGCGCTTGGCAGATGGAAGCAACGAGAAAAAGGCTCGGATTCTTGGTCGGCTCCGAAAGCAGCCGGGAGATCGTCCTCTCAACCGTCCCGGCATTGTCGGCCAAATCCTTGTGGGTCATTCCATGCTCCTGCCGTTTTGCGGCTACCTCCAATAAAAAGTTTTCCCAATTCCTTTCTTCGTCTGAATTCACAAACTCATCTCCTGTTTTTTGTTACCGGACACTTTTGCCCGAAGAACATGACAGTTTTTACGCCGAAACCGCAACATTTGTCAGTACATATCGGCAATGCAATTTGTTACAATTGAATTGTACCAAATACCTACTGAATTTGGAAGGATTTTTATTTGACAATAATCGACAAAAGAGGAGGAACACCAATGGAAAAAAAGGAGGAATTCAAAAAGGCGGTGGAACGGATGTCTGACGAGCAGCTTGTTAAATATCTTCGGATTCTAAAGTTTTCATTAGACGAAGATATTTCTCAATTTTCTCATCTGTCAAAGTATCTGCGAAATCCATAAGGTCTTTCCGGATCCCGGACAGCTCACCATCGGTGGGCTGTTTTTCTTTGCCCAAAAGCTCGTCTACGGTGATACCAAAGTACTCAGCGATTTTTGCAAGAGTAACACCGTCCGGCGTTGCGCCTGTCTTTTTCCATTTTGTTGTTATGGAGTTGCTAAACCCCATATCAATGGCGGCTCTTGTTGGCGATGTTTTTTTATTCTCACACAGAGCTTTGAAGCGATCGTAAAACATATACAAAACTAACCTCCGTTATTTGTGCAAAACAAAGAAACTTCCTAAAGTTAGAAACTTACCTTGACAAAATAACCAAAGTTAGTTACAATACAGATAGAAGAAATAACTTCGGTTATTCCTTCGCCACTTGGAAGTATGTGATGCGTAATATTGTAAGCACCTTTATTATGCTACATAAACTAACCAAAGTCAACTATTTAGTTAAAGGAGCGTGAATATTCGGATGCCTGCACAATGGACAGGTAAGCTAATCGGCGAAATACACAACGCCGGGTTTACCATCAAAGAAGTGGCTTGGAGGGCGAACCTGCATGACAAGTATGTAAGCCAGGTTCTTAACGCCGACCGAGAAGCCCCCTCTGCGGAAGCGAAACTCCGCAAGGCGCTGGACGAGCTTATCAAGGAAAAGGAGGAGGGATAATGCCGAGAGAAAAGGAGAGCTACCGGGACAACCTCGAACGCTTGATGGACAGGTTCCCCGGCAAGGAAATCCTCTCATTCACAGAGGTTTCCCAGTACACAGGAATGGGCTATCGGCAACTGATGTCAAGCGACATTCCGCTAAAGAGAACAAGCAAGCGAGGCAACTACTTCATTTCGGCAGCAAGCCTCGCAAGATGGTTAAGTTAAGGAGGAACAACATGGAAGCAACAACCAACACCTTTATCCGGTGGTTTAACTCGGATGAGATCGTACCCAGCAAGGACGGGCATTACCTGTGCCAGACAAATCAGGGAAGATACGCTACCTTGCCATTCAATGTAAAGCACCAGATGTTCAATGTCAGCGGAGATCATGTGGATACCGCTATCGAAGTCCAGTGGTGGGCATTCCTGCCGGAGCTCCCGCAAAAGGAGGTACAGGAAGATGAGTAAAAAGGAGTGGCTGCAGGAAGCCTTGGCCGTAGTCCTCGGAATGGGAGCCATCTTCGTAGCAGCGGCTATTCTGCTGCTGGTGAGGTAAGGCCATGGAGCAGAACGAGAGGATAGCAGTTATCCGGGAGAAGTTCCCCGGTTACACCAAGCCGCTGGACAGTATGTGCAAGAAGCCGGGCTATTACGGAATTCGGCGTACTGCCGAAGCGGAAGCGCTGATAGCGAACAAGCCCGGCAGGAAGCGGGAAGCAAACTATAAGCTGTCTGTGCGTATTCCTTTGGGTTATGTGAATATGGCGGAGTTCCGTCAGCAGCTTATCGAAATGGGTTACTGCAACTTCACAGCATGGGTTCTGCGCTGTATCCGCCGCCAGCAGGAGGAATACAGGCATAGAAAAGCCCCCACCGGCGCAGCAAAAGCCGATGAGGGCAAAGGTAGATTAAGCACCACCAATATACAAGATTGTGGGAGGAATGTCAAGTTGAAAAACGGGGAGGTCGTGGAAGCATGAACCAATACTTCGTACCGGACCGTCCGATACCGGATTATGTCGATTATTATGACAACGAACCTCACATCTGCCCGGAGTGCGGCTGCGAGATCAACGAGACCATTTACATTAAGGACGGCATGGTCATTGGCTGCGAAAACTGTGTTAAGCGGTTTGATGCCAGCGATGCGGATGCTGACAGGTACTTTGAATAAGGAGGATAACATGGTTAAATTCAGACCGCTGCGAGCGGACGAGGTTGACCTTCGGGTTGACCGCTATACTTCGAGAGGGGCTGTGCTCCTCTGCTACAAGGACGCGCGATGCGACATGCGCATTCTGGACGAGACGGTTGGCGCTGAAAACTGGCAGCGGGAGCATTACGAATGCAAGGGGAACCTTTTCTGCCGTGTTGGTATCAAAACGGATGACGGGTGGGCATGGAAAGCTGACTGCGGAACCGAAAGCTACACCGAAAAGGAAAAGGGCGAAAGCTCCGACAGTTTTAAGCGCGCCTGCTTTAATTGGGGGATCGGTCGCGAACTCTACACCAAAATCAACATTGTTGTCCCGATGAGGACTCTAAAGAACGCCAACGGAAAATATGAGCCTGAAGATAGCAATGACAAGTGGGCACGGTTTACAGTAGCGGAGATGGAAGTACACGGCGAACAGATTACATATCTGACGGTCGCGGACAAAAACGGCAACATCGTATTTAGTTTTGGTCAACCGGGCGATGCCAGAGAGGACATCACGGAAATCTGCGCTGACTGCGGGAAACTGATCGTCCCAATCACCAAACGAGACGGGTCTACATGGTATGTCCGGGAGATTGTCCCATACACCGAGAAAATGTTCGGGCGGCATTTGTGCGGTCCGTGTATGAAAGCCGCAAAGGAGGCCGAAAAGAGGAATGAAAACAAGGCTCCGGTTTGATTCTGCCGACTGGACAAGAGACCGGAACGGCTACGGCATCATCTTGTACACCAAGGATGCCGCAGCCGCACAGGCTTTCCTCGATGGCATGGAGCTTGGCAAGACATACTCCGCAGAGCTGGCCGAGGTGAAGAACAGGCGGTCGCTCGATGCCAATGCGTACTGCTGGGTGCTTATCGGCGCTTTGTCGGAAGCACTCGGCAGACCGAGGGACGAAATCTACCGACACTATGTGCGGGAGATGGGCGTGAACAGCATCGTGTGCCTAAAGTCGGATGCAGCGGACGAGCTGCAGGAGGCGTGGGGACTGCATGGTCTCGGCTGGCTGACGGATGCATTTCCGAGCAAGCTCCCCGGCTGTACGAATGTAATCCTGTACTACGGCTCAAGCATATATGACACAGCGCAGATGTCTCGGCTCATCGATCTCATCGTTGAGGATTGCAAGGAGCAGGGCATCGAGACGGCAACACCGGCCGAGCTTGCCTTGCTAAAGGAGGAATGGGGCAAATGAAAAACGAATGGGGCGCAGAGCTTGACCGAAACGGATACGCTCCGAGCATCGTACAGGCCGACACATCAAAGTGCTTTTTGTGCCAGCGCTCCGGCGTAAAGCTCGACCGGCACGAAATCTTCGGCAATGCCATGCGGAGCAAAAGCAAGCGCATGGGACTTTGGGTTTCCCTGTGCCACGAGCCTTGCCATCTGACCCACGCACACAGCTGTGCCGAGGTGATGGACTGGCTGCACCGGCTGGGCGAGCAAGCCTGTATTGACAACTACGACTTCACAATCCCGATGTTCCGGGAGGAATTCTACACTAACTATTTGGAGGAAACAGAATGCTGAACAAAGCAATCCTTAATGGGCGGCTGACCAAGGCCCCCGAACTGAAGCAGACCAACAGCGGCAAGAGCGTTTGCAGCTTTACCATCGCCGTAGACCGCAATCGTGACCGAGAAAAGACTGACTTCGTCCCCATCGTAGCATGGGGCAAGGCCGCCGAATTCGTGAACCAGTGGTTCGGCAAGGGCGACCTCATTACCATTGTGGGGCGCATCGAAGTTCGCAACTACGAGGACAAGAACGGCAATAAGCGCACAACCACCGAGGTTATCGCAGAGGAAGCTCTTTTCGGCGGCAGCAAATCTACCGGCAAGGCAGAGGAAAAGCCCGCAGAGAGCGAGCAGGGCAGATTTGAAGAAGTCGAGGGTGACCCTAACGACCTCCCTTTTAATTGAGGGTTACGCTTCCCAGTAAAAAGCGACAGGAGGACAACCCATGAAGTACCTTAAAGTCTTTACAGACTTTGCAGATGCCATGGAGGAACTCGGAGATGCGGAGAGAGGGCGGCTGTTCACGGCTATGCTGAAATATGCAGAGACGGGCGCAGCCCCCGATTTCCGGGGAAACGAGCGTTTTATATGGCCGGTAGCAAAGTTGCAAATAGACCGGATGGCTGCTGAATGCGAAGGAAGAGCCAAAACAAGCAGGGAAAACGGTTCCAAGGGCGGTAGGCCGAAGAAAACCCAATGTAACCCAAAAAACCCAGCGGGTTTTTCAAAAACCCAGAAAAGCCAAGACAAAGACAAAGACAAAGACAAAGACAAAGAAAATATTCCCTCCGGGAATAATACCCCCCCTACCCCCCCAAGGGGGCGTGTGGATGTCCCGGAAGCATTGATGGAGAACTGGAACGGCTTTTGTGAGATGCGCAAGAAAATCAAAAAGCCCCTCACTGATCGGGCCGCAAAGATGATCCTGAATGAGCTGGAACGGCTGGCACCGGGGGACAACCACACCAAGGGACTTATTCTCGATCAGAGCGTTAAGCGCTGCTGGCAGGATGTTTACCCGTTGAAAGGCGACAAGTCTGCTGGTGGGACCGACAATGTATTTTTGCAGATGCTGCAGGAGGAGGGACAACATGAACCGTACTGAAACATTGGCTGTTATGTCCATCCTCAAGGCCGCATACCCAGGCTACTACAGGGACATGAAACGGCAGGATGCGGAAGCGGTGGTGAACCTGTGGTCGGAGATGCTGGCAGACTACCCGGCTAACCTTGTGGCAGCGGCGGTTAAGTCCCACATCGCCAGCGACCGCAAGGGGTTTCCCCCGCACATCGGGGCTATTATCGCCAGCATCGGGGAGATCAGCAGACCGGCGGAACTCTCCGAGGGGGAAGCATGGGCGCTGATTGCAAAGGCCCTGCGGAACAGCGGCTACAACAGCGAGAAAGAGTTTGCAGCCCTGCCGGAGAACCTACAACGATTGGTAGGGCACCCCTCCCAGCTGCGGGAATGGGCCAGCATGGACACCGGGACAGTGCAGAGCGTGGTGCAGTCCAACTTTATGCGCAGCTACCGGGCAAGGCAGGAGAGCGAGCGCAAAATGCAAGCCCTGCCTGCGGATATCCGGGCAAAGCTGGCCGGTATGGCCGAGGTAAAGCAGCTGCCCAGCTATGACCTGGAGCTGGCGAAGCGGATGATGGAGGAGAATGCGTGAAAATCACGATCCCAGAAATCCCGCCATCTCTGAACAAGTACGCCGGACGGGCGAACGCCTGGGACTACCGGGCAGAAAAGCAGCGCTGGCTGCAGCTGTTTGTTGCATACTGCCCCAAGTGCAAACCAATGGGCAAGGCGGTGGTGACCATCACCTACTACTTTCCAACCAGGCACAGGCACGACCCCGACAACTACAACGGCAAGATGCTGATGGACGGTCTGGTACACCGGGGAGTAATCGCCGATGATAGCTTTGACCATGTAGAGCTGCGGCTGCGTGGGGCATATGACCCCCAAAACCCAAGAACAGAAATTGACATAGAGGAGGTAACACAATGGGTAAACACGGAACGGAAATAGAGCGGGAGAAGCCGCTTTTTGAGGGACAAAGTGCCGAGGAATTTATCAAGCGCTGGAACGCTATCACCAAAGCCATAAAAATGCGCGCAGAGATGTCCGAGCAGGAAAAGGTGGTGAGTTATGATGTCATACGATAAAGCGTCTCCTAACGCCAAAATCGGCTGTTCTAATTCAAACGACCCGGAGCTCCTGGAGCAACTGGTACGGGAGAGCAAGACCAACAGGGAGATTGCCTTAATTCTCGATCTTGATTACGGCTCTGTGGCATCGATCTTGTATCGATATGGAATCAAGAGAGACCCAAACCGGCCCTGCAAGAGATGCGGAGGGCCGATAGGCAGCACCAACACCAGACAGCTGTATTGCAAGGAGTGCCAAAAGGCCATGGACAGCATCCGGGCCCGCAAAAGCAGTATGAAAAAAGCTGAGCCAAAGAAATGCGAATACTGCGGGAAGGAATATTTCGGCCAGCCGGGACAAAAGTACTGCTCCAAACAATGCTACAAGGACGCGGCGGCATCCGGTAAGTATAAGCGTCCCAAGAATTGGATAAAGCGCCGGGATGGGGAAATCGACATCGAGATAAGGGTTTGCGGCAAAACCACAGAGCGCCGGGAGAGCGTGGACTACTACGAGGCCCGGGAGATTTGGCACGATGGCTGGATAGGCCGTGGCTACGCAGCGCTGATAACGGTAGATGGACACAGGTTGGAGACCCTGCCGCAAATAAAGACATTCTTCGGATTTAGGAGGGATTCGCTATGAGGAACTGGACGGCAGCGGCAGTTACGATAATCTTAGCTGCTTTCTGCATAATGGTTCTATCGGCTATTTCGGCCGAAAGGTGGAATCATGTGGATGAAGTTGCCCAGGCGGAGATCACCGCAGAGGAACAGGAACGCCGTGAGCAGGCAGCCTATTACAAAGGCTGGCAGGACGGCAAGCAATATTATCTTGAGAATTTTGGAGGGTGAGGAAATGACCGTGAAGGACTACTACGAAGTAATCCGGGACATAGACCGGCTGGCTGCGTTGGTTGACGCAGAGGGTGCAGTCACCCTCGACCATGACGATGCGGAGCAGATATGGGCGCTGCTGCTGGACTACAGGGATTTGCTGATGGCTAAGGAGGTGGGATGATGTGCAAGGCCGTCATGATAAGTATACGCCCGAAGTGGTGCGAGAAGATTATCAGAGGTGAGAAAACCATTGAGGTGCGAAAGAACCGCCCGAATAAGGGAACGCCGTTTAAGTGCTATATCTACTGCTCGAAAAGTGGCGATGCGCGTAGACTTGTCGGGGAGCGCGGTAAGGTCATCGGCGAGTTTACCTGTGAGCGGATTTACGAAATTGGTAAGCGTGGAATACCTGAAAATTTCGATTATTGTTACCTCTCGCTCAACGAATGGGGTAATGACGATATTGAAACCGAAATCAAAGCCATATCCGCGTCGTGTGTTTCAAAAGAAAAACTCAACGCTTATGGGGCCAAAGCGCCGTTTCTCTATGGTTGGCACATCTCCGACCTTAAAATCTACGACACGCCGAAGGATGTGAGCAAGTTTTCGCGCCCGTTTGAAAACTGCATAGACAAAGTGTGTGATGAATTTGGGTGTGAATCATGCGAAAATGGCGGTCATATTAAGCGCCCGCCCCAGAGCTGGTGCTATGTGGAGGAAATGTGATGGATGCAGTAAAGTTTATCGAGGAACGCAACAGAATGTGCAAGAGTTTTGGCCCTAAATGTAAAGGGTGTCCTGCTTCTAACGCTTACGAGGATGAGCTATGGGGTTGCGCAGTTGCTCAAGAATCAACGCTGGACGCTACGGCTCAGATCGCTATTGTCGAGGAATGGTCTGCTGCACACCCGCGCAAGACGAGGCAGAGCGTGTTTCTGGAGCAATATCCGGAGTCATTCGTTGATGAGTCTGGGGTGCTGCTGCTTTGTCCGCGGTATATTTCTGCGGCACACAGAAACGGTGACGGTCTGTGTAAAGAACCCCGGATAAAGTGCGTAGACTGCCGTCGCGAGTTTTGGATGCAGGAGGTAGAGTGATGACTGAATTGAAGTCCTGCCCGTTCTGTGGCGGGCAACCCGTCCGGGAATGTTTGTCGGACGGCAAAGAATATATTATATGCTCAAACGCAAATTGTCCGTGCCAACCGATGACTGCGGCATACAAATCTAAAGGTGCGGCGGCAAGGGTGTGGAATAGGAGGGCTGACAATGGCTGAATACATAGACCGGAAATCGGCACTTGAGATTTGCGATAAAGAATACGAAGAAAGGCTACGGATGCACGACTACTGCGGGGATACGGTTGCGTGGAACATTGGCGGTGCAATAAAGGGATTGCCGTGTGCCGATGTAGCTCCGTTGGTTCGGTGTAAGGACTGCAAGCACAGCTGGGAGGATATAGGCGGACTGTGTTGCTCGCATGGGGTTTGCGTTGACCTTACAGTGCCGGATGATTTTTATTGTGCATATGGGATAAGGAAAGAAGGTGAAGAAAGTGTCTAAATACATTGACCGGGAAGCACTGATAGCCGAATTTAAGCGGCTGAAGTTGGGCGAAAACAGCTTTATCGAAAGAGTATTTGCAGACGGTGTATATGCCATTATTGAACAATTCCCTGCCGCTGATGTTACACCGGTAGTGCATGGGCGGTGGATGCCTTTCCACAGCGAAGCTGCGGGCGATATTCAGTATTGCTCCGCATGTGAGATAGGGTTCGATGCAAAGACGGATTATTGCCCGCACTGCGGCGCAAAAATGGACATTAAGGACGGAGGTGACAACGATGCGGTTGATTGACGCAGAATCCGCCATGAGTACGCCCGTCTTGCCAAAAGAGTACCGGAATTACCAGACGGATAATCTTGATGACGCATACGAGCGAGGATGGGAGGATGCTCTTGAGAATCTTAAAAACGCTCCTACCGTTGATGCTGTACCGGTAGTGCGGTGCAAGGGATGCAAATATCTTGTAAATGCAACGGTTAATTCCAACGGCTTCTTGATTTGTCATGTTAATGATATGGAGATTGCGCCGGACGATTTCTGCTCCTACGGCGAGAGAAAGGAGGAACCACATGATAGACTACAAAAAGATCTGTAAGTGGGAGCTTGGCAGGTATTACGAAAAGCTCATGGCCATCGACAGCCTGAAGGATGAGATCAATATGCTGACCGCCAGAATGGAGGGCATCAGGTCGTCAAAAATGGATGCCACACCTGTACAGGGCGGCAGCTCGACTGCCGAGGAACGCATCATAAACGCCATCTGCAATAGGGACAACCTAACCGTCAACCATGAGCTGGTTAAGTGGCAAGTGCGGCAGATGGACCGTGGCTTGTCGATATTGACCGACCAGCAGCGCAGGATCCTTGAGGTAAAAACTATGCGCAGGGAAAGCGGAGCAGTGGAACGCCTGTGCGACGAGCTGCACATCAGCCGGGCAGAGCTGTACCGGCGAGAGGACGAGGCAATGGCAAGGTACGCTATATGCCGGTACGGCGTGACAGAGTTGTGATTGCAACTAACTTGCGGGCAACTTACAACTGGTGGCGATAAGATATTGACAAAATCCTATCACCGTGGTACATTATGAAGTAGAATACCGGATGCGAGGTGATTGGGATCGGAATACCACTCTCTGAAATTGATTTCGCCAAGGCCAAAGAATTTCTAGCGAGAATAAGGCCACTGCTGGCCTCCAATGAATGCACATTCCAAATCTCTGAAAAGAACAAGAACTTTGACCGACAGTACCCGATGAAAGACAATGAAAAGGTAGGAATCATAAGACTACTTACGCCAGAAGATTGCGTTAAAATCGAACCAAACAACAATCCGCGTTTTGTCGATTCTGATGTATATGTGTTTATCAAGAACGCTGAAATTATGGTTTACGGTGAATTAGAACTGCATAAACTCTACATTAAGATCTATTTGCGTGAAAAGAAAACTTACGACACGGTAATTGTGATCTCATTTCACGAAGAGGGCCTGCATGGTTATTAAACAGACAAGAACCAAAAGGAAGGAGAGCCTGCTGTGCCAAACGAATTGAAAAAAGCATACTGCTTAAATTGCGACGAAAAAAGG